TGGTTTGAAGTGGAGGAAGACCTATGACGCCCCTTATCACGATCCTGCTGATCCATATCGGATCGAACGTTTACAGCGTTGAGTATCCCAGCCAGATGGCCTGCGGGGAGGCGCTGGTCGCCATAGCAGAGGCCACGCCACCGCTCGGTGGGCGCAAGACCTACGCCCAATGCGTGCGCACCTACGCACCGAGCGCCAGCCCGCGCCCGGTAGCAAGAGGAGAAACAGAATGACTAAACTAGAAGAACTAAAGGCTGCCCGTGATGCTGCTGAAGCTGCTTACAAGGCTTATGCTTATGCTGATGCTTATGATGCTCGTGATGCTGCTGCTGATGCTGCTAGTGCTGCGTGGGATGATTATGATGCTGCTGCTGATGCGTATGAGGCTGAACTGGAGAAGCAAGAGGAAAAGCAGAATGACTAAACTTGAAGACCTGAAAGCTGCCAGTGATGCTGCTGAAGCTGCTTATAATGCCGCTCTTGCTGCTTATACTGCTAGTGCTGTTGCTTATGCTGCTGCCGAGGATGCTTATGCTGATGCTCGTTATGCTGCTGAAGCTGACAGTGACCTGACCCCAGCCGACGCCGCCGTGCTTTCTTACCTGCGCGGGCAAGTGGACAGACTGCAAGATGAGAGGTGGCGGGCCAATGCACCTCCCAGCATCGCAAATGAGCTTCAGATAGCCATGCGAGACCTCAAGCGGTTCACGTCTGAGAAGCGCGAACAGGGGTTCAATATCTGAGAGATCGTGTGGGGCGCGGTAAAAAATGATATTCGAAACGACAGCGCATTTGGTAGACACGTTTTGACCAGACAATCGCTTTGCAGCCATTGAGCGCCCCACGTCACAGCAATAGCAAAAGGAGAGACCGATGCAAGACGAAAAAACAACAGTGACGATCCGAGGCAAATCTGCTTCGTCACATCCAGAGCCACGCAAGTTCGTAGTCAGCCTGCCAGCGACGCCTTGGGACAATGAAAAAGATGAACTAAACCCGATGATCTACAAATCATAAACAGATTTTATGATCTGCACGCCATACCAACAAGGCATATAAATAGGAGAAAACAATGGACAATGAATTGAACAGCGAACATAGGAACGCCCGCAGCGGTGTGCTGTCTGAGGCCGATACGCTCATCAACGGCGAGCGCCAAAAGCATTATGGCACGCCGCAGGAGAACTTCGCGGCCATCGCGCAAATGTGGTCGGCATATCTCGGCATCAGTGTATCACCCGCCGACGTTTGTAACCTGATGGCGTGCCTCAAGATTGCCCGCCTGCGCAATGGCGCTCACAGGGACTCATCGGTTGACGGATGCGGCTATCTTGCGCTGGGCCATGAACTAGACGCCAACAGCTAAATCACGCAGCGTCTCGGTCAACGCGGCAGGCGTAAAGTCTGCCGTTTTGATCCTAACAAATGACTGCGACAGCAGCGGATCGTCGCCGCGCATGAACAGCACAGTCGGCCCGTGCTTGCCGTCTATGCAGAGCGCGAACCAGTCGGCGCTGCTGTTGCCTATGCGAAACGCTGACGACGCACCTCTCGCCGTGTAGCACGTCTTGACCTCGATGGAGATGAGCCGACCATCTGGCCGCACGGCGACAACGTCAAACCGCCCGTCTGATCGGGTCGCCTCACAGCCGACGCGCTCCAACAGGTAGCAGACGTAATACTCGCCAGAGCGTCCGATGGATGTCGCTTGTCGGCTCACTGGCAAGTGTCGGCCCACGTCTCATTGTGAATGACAATGCCGACCAGCAGATCGCGATCCGCTTGCATCAGGCTGTCGATAGTCTGCGTGCTGCCGAGCCAGAGCGGGGCAGCAAGGTCGCAGTAGTTACCGCTTGTCGGCGTCTGGGCGCAAGAACTTAGCAGCCCGCTCACCAAGGCCAACGTCGCCCAGCGTCTCAATCTCATGTTCCCGCTCCATTTTACGCAACGCAGCATCGAGGCGAACCTCTGCCTGCTTGCGGGCCATCTCATTTAACTTGGCGTCAACGTATGCAGACCGCCAGTGCAGCAAGCCAGCGACAAAGGCCAGCAATGCCAGCGCGTAGATTTGCAGGCGCAGGGTCATCGGTCACCGTCCGCCCACTTGCGCAGCCGCTCACGCATGATCCAGATGCCTGCCAGCACAATCACGCCAGCAAATGCCAGCACGATGTATTGCGCAACGCTGTCAAGCGCTGACAGGGCAGCTACAGCGCTTCCTGCGCCAGATGCTACCGTGACCGCCGACGCACGCACTGTGCTGCTCTCAGTGGCGCTGGTGCGGCCCTCTGCTGGCTTCTCTGTCGTAGTCCATTTGTCCTCGCCGTAAACGCGGCGATCTAGTTCAAAATGCGGGCCGTCTTTGAAGGATGTCCAGTCGCCGCCCCAGATGATCGGGACACCTTCCTTCTTCGCCGCCGCCTTCACGGCTGGCCCCAGCTTGTCATACAGCGGCCAAGCAAACTCGCCCTTGCCAGTGGTCGGATCAATCGGCAGCAGGTCAACTGCGTGTCCCGTCAGGTGGCGGCTGTTCATCGTTTTAGATGCACCCGACGCGACCAGTTTCTCTTGGCGTGCCTTCGTTCGCAGACCTTCGATCACGGCGAAATCAAGCGGGCTGGATTGGAGTGCGCGATCAATGACGCGGCGCAAGTCGGGGTGAATGCCGTTTAAACTTGATAGACTTCTTTGAGAATATTTCCGCATGTTCAGCCCTTCAGGTGATTAAATGCGAACGCAATTGCGCCCGTGACAACAATCCAGAATACCCGCTCGGCGAAGCGTAACGCCTGACCGTTGCTGCCGACACGGCCTTCAACCAGCGTCAGGCGTCGGCTCTGGCTGCTCTGGTCCGCGTCGAGTGCATCCATCCGCTTAAACAGCGTAATCATGCGCTCTTCCATGCGAGCCAATGCCACGATGGCCTTGCCCACCTCATCCAGCTTGTTCTCGATACGCTCTAAACGGTGGTCGTCACTCATCTGCTACTGTTCCTTGATGCGAAATGCGGCAAAGTCGCCGTCCATTAGTTTGCGTTTACAGTAAACCGCAAACTCCTTCGTGCCAATACCTGCGCCGCATTCACGCGACCAAGCCTCGGCGATGACGAACGGGATGCTGCCGATCTTGCGGACGGCGGCCTGACCAAACATGGACGGAGCCGCATCGGCCTCGTGCTTGTTCTGGTCGATCAGGCGCTGAACGTCCTGTGACCGCGTGACGCGCATGGTGCCGTCGCTGTCGAAGCTGTACTTTTCAGATACATCAGTCAGCATTGAACTTCGCCTTGGGCTTCTTGCTCTCAACCTTTGCGTCATTCACTTCAACAGCCAAGCCAGACTTGACCAGCGCGGCGCCAGTGACGTCGGCCACTGTGGTCTCATAGCCAGATGCTTGCTGCTTGCCGTCGAGCCAGATGCCACGGCTATCAATCAGTTTAATCTTCATGGGAATGTCCTGTCGTCGTTAAGGGGGTAGGGAGGTCACGATGTGACCCCCCTGTTAGTGTAGGCTTACAGAGACCCGTCGATATCTGCGATGACGCCGTGTCCTTTCTCAGTGTCAACCTGAAGGCCATACTCGGCAGAGATCAGGCGGCGCTCAGAGTGACCCGTGCGAGCCAATGGCTTCTGCTTTGTGTTGGACAGGTAGGCCACGCGAGCCTGCGACGGGTCGAGGACAAACACGTCACGCGAACGAATGAAGCGAGACGGTACGATCTGTAACTCACCGAAATCGCTGACATAAATGTCAACTGCGGCCACGACCTTCTTGTCTTCGACGTTCTTGAACTTAGTCGCCGAACCAGTAAAAGTGCTACTGATTTTTTGCTTCACGGATGACCCGCAAAGCACCATTGTTGGCTCTGCGCCTTCGTTCCAGCAGGATGCGATCACGCCCTGAAGCATTGCCTCAGTCAACGCACGCAGTGTGCCGTCTGTGGCTGCTGCGTTGGGGTAGCCTGCTGTTGTACCAGAGAGCGTACCGTTTGCACCGCCAACGCCACGATCTACGTTTGTGCGCAAGAATGCGGACAGGGACGCAGTTTCGCGTGCAACGCCGGAAGAGCCAGCAACTGCTGCGTTGTTGTCACCGACGAGCATGGTTTCCATGTCGCGTTTCATGGCCTTGAGGCCGAAAGCAACCTGCTTTGCAATGCGCTGCGCGTCGCCGACGCCGTTGACTGCTTCTGCGGTATCGGAGACCTCAATCACCTTATCGCTGAGCTGTGCATAGTTGGCCAATCGAGTCGCGTTGGTCGGTGCGTCGTTCGCTGGGGCGTTCTCGCCTTCCGCAACGCGGTTTGTAGATGACGCAGCCGCGAGGTCAATTGTGGCCCACTCGAAGTAGGTGTTCGAAACGCTCTTCGTGCCAATGGCAGACATGAACGGGGTCTCAGTTGGCGAGATGGAGATCAGCGCGTCCTGAAGGTCTTCTTTGATGGTTGAGACGTTATATGTCTCGTTGGTATTTGCTGTAACGGCCATGATAGGCTCCTGTTAGCTAAGGAGAAATTTCGCAACGTCATCTACGCTGCCTGTTTTTCTCATTCGGGATTGAGCGTCTTTCGCTCGCTTAGCCTCAGAGGCTTGGGCGGGGCGTCGGACGCCGGGTTTAACAACTGGTCGAGCGGTTCCGGCACGCTGGCGCGCGATCCCGGCAGCCTTCTGTTGCTCACGGAATTTAATCGCGTCGGACAGAACAGAGAGTCGGCGAGCATCGCCT